AAGCGTGATTTTAAACACGCATACAAACTACAAAAAGCAACTGGTGAAACCGAAGACCAACTCGAGCGCCAGCGTGCAAGACGTAAGTACGACAAAGAAGGCATTGACCGCAAGGGTAAACACATCGACCATGTAAAACCCCTAAAAACTGGGGGCAAATCAACGTCAGGTAATTTAAGACTACGATCTCCCAAAGCAAACATGTCAGACAATAAAAAATAATACTGACAACAACGAAAGGAAAAAATGAACGAGCTACTTAGGAATGTGTTCAACGATTTTGAATACATATTTACCCAGCCCGAACGTGATGCCGCTACAATGCCGCTTGCTACTGTAAAAGATATGTGGGCGGTGCGTTGGGGTAACGAGTGGGTTAATAGAGACGAGTTTAATAAAGACCAGTTTTGGATGACTTTGCTCGTCCGTTTACTACAAGATAAATCAGTTGAGACGCATTACCCAGCTAATCAGATTAGCCCTGTATATAGGTTAAAACATGGAGAGGTATAGTACGGGATGGCATGACCCTAGGGGTGTGTTTGGTAACGGGAATATTGTTGAATGGAAAAAGTATGGTGGGGAATTTAATGAACGAGGACTACCACTAATGAAAAGAAAAATAGATACACACTTATACGAAACAGAAGCGAAGACTTTAGATATAGAAACTTGTCGTGCTATGTGGATAGTCAGATATGGCGATGGCTGGATTGATGCTACGGAACTTGCGGAGCAAGACCCCCTGACTTGGGAAATCGGTAACAGATTATTTTGGAGCGGCATAGTAGAACACGACACACAAATGGACCAATACAAATGCAAATCGTAGAAAACAAAGCGTTGGTGTTTAACACTCGAAACCCTGAGAAATACAGCATCATTCCTAAACACGCTATCGTAGGTGAACAAAATGGTGTGTCCCAGATAGCTATAAAATGGGGTCTGGACGAAGTGCGTGTGCTCCGCAACCTAGGTGTTAAAAATGTACCTTCACCCATACGCGCTAGGTATAACTGGCCGGGCATGTATAAGCCGTTCGACCATCAAATTGAAACCGCAGAGTTCCTGACACTACATCCTAGAGCCTTTGTGTTTAACGACCCCGGCACAGGGAAAACCCTTAGCGCATTATGGGCGGCTGACTATCTTATGAAGTTAGGAAAAGTTCGCCGTTGTTTAGTTCTCTGCCCTTTATCAATCATGCACGACGCTTGGATGAACGGCATAGGTAAAAGCATCATCCATCGCTCCGTTATCGTAGCCCACCATAGCCAAGCCACACGACGTATTGAAATGGTGCAAGGTAGCTACGAGTTTGTAGTAGTAAACTATGACGGCTTGAACCTGATAGCTGACGAGGTGATAGCCAACGGCAGATTTGACCTAGTTATTGTGGATGAAGCCAATGCCTACAAGAACCCTTCTACAAAGCGCTGGAAGTCTTTAAATAAAATTCTGACACCTCATACCTTACTGTGGATGATGACAGGCACACCAGCCTCACAATCGCCTGTGGATGCCTATGGTTTGGCTAGGCTAGTTAACCCTGCTGGAGTGCCTAAATTTGCTACTGCATGGCGAGATAAGGTTATGCAGAAACTTACACAGTTTAAATGGGTTCCCAAGCATGGTGCGGCAGAGGCAGTATTTGACGCATTGCAACCAGCAATTAGGTTTACTAAGGAAGAATGTACTGACCTACCGCCAGTCCTTACAGAGACACGTGAAATACCGCTTACGCCACAACAAACTAAATACTACCGCTTGTTAAAAGACAAAATGGTTATGGAAACGGCTGGTGAAACTATTACCGCAGTTAATGCGGCGGCTGGTGTATCTAAACTACTACAAATTTCTGCTGGTGCGGCATACACAGATGGGCATGAAGTTGTTGAATTTGACTGCGCCCCACGCTTAGCGGTACTACTGGAAGTATTAGAAGAAACCAGCCGTAAGGTTATCGTCTTTGCGCCGTTTCGCCACAGCATAGATACTATCCATAACCATTTACTAAAACACAATGTGGCATCCGAAGTTATTCATGGGGATGTATCGGTGTCAAAAAGAACTGACATATTTAAACGCTTCCAAACGCTTCCTGAGCCACGCATTTTAGTAGTCCAACCCCAAGCCGCATCTCATGGAGTTACGCTTACTGCGGCTGATACAGTAGTGTTCTATGGGCCTGTTATGTCAGTAGAAACGTATCTACAATGTATTGCACGAGCCGACCGAATTGGTCAAGATTCCACTAAAGTGACTGTGATACACTTGCAAGGTAGCGAGATAGAAAAGAAGATGTTTACCCAGTTAGAAAAACGGGTACGAGGGCACGATATTCTGTTAAGCTTGTATAAAGAAGAAATAAACCAGTAAGGAAAACCCTAGTTTGGGTTGATTTGTCACCCCTATTGGTGTAAAGTATTTGACATAGATGTTGAAAGGAGAAATCAAATGTCTGATGAAATAGAGGTAGTACCACTAGATAAACTAGCAAGAGTTTATCGAAAGATATATTCAAGAGTTCAAGAGCTAACTCGTGAATACGAAAGTGAAATAGAAAAGCTCAAAGCGCAACAAGATGAGTTGAAGAACGCTATGAAAGATGCAATGGTAGCGCTCGGTACTAACTCGGTAAAGACCGATGAAGGTACTATTATCTTGTCGCAGAAGACTCGTTACTACACAGATGACTGGGATTCTTTCAAGACGTTTGCCGTAGACAACGATGCTTTAGATTTGTTCGAGAAGCGTATATCGCAGAAGAACATGGCCTTGTTTCTAGAGGAAAACCCGGGGTTAGTTCCAGCAGGGTTAAACTCTTTACAAGATTTTGCAGTAACAGTTCGTAAACCAACTAAGTAGGAGAAACTATGAGCGAAGCTCAGCAAGCAACACCTGAACAAGAAGCACGCATGGCGATGAACCAAGCGATTCAACAAGCCCAAAAACAAGCTTACGAAGATGTGCAAAAGAACGCACAGATTGAATTGCAAATGCGCAGTAATGCTTTAGGTATGGCAGTAAACGCAAATACCGCAGGCACAGACCCAGTAACAATTACAAAAGCCGCAGTAGTATTTTTAGAATTTTTGAAAAAAGGAGAAGCATCAGATGTCTGAACTCACAACATTTAACCCCTCAAAACTACCAGCGTTTGCTAAAAGCGTTGAACTATCATCATTAGCTAAGAGCTTAGCTGGCGGGGTCGGGGTATCACAAAAGCGTATTTCAACGAAGGGTGGAGTATTCCGCTTAATTGCTGGCGGTAAAGAAGTAGCCGCAATTGATGACCGCCATCTTGACGTAGTTATTGTTCAAGCCGCCCCAAAGATTAGTCGTACTTACTATGCTGGCACTTACGAGGAAGGCGCTAACTCAGCCCCTACTTGTTGGTCTGCCGATGGTGATACACCCGATGCAAGCATTGACGAGCCACAAGCTCCGTCATGCGCTAACTGTCCACAAAATGCCAAAGGCTCAGGTCTTGGTGATTCACGTGCGTGCCGCTTTAGCCAGCGCTTAGCAGTTGTTTTGGCTAACGATATGGAAGGCGACGTAATGCAGTTAACCCTAGCGGCTACTTCTATCTTTGGTAAAGAAGATGGTGATAAGCGCCCACTACAAGCGTATGCCCGTTACTTAGCGGCTCAAAGCATTAACCCTGAGACTCTTGTTACTCGTATGCGTTTTGATACTAAAGCCGCAGTACCTAAGTTGTTCTTCCAACCTATGCGTTGGTTGACCGATGATGAGTATGCAATCTGCGCTAAGAAGGGTCAGTCTACCGAAGCTAAGAGCGCCATCACAATGAGCGTATCTAAGAAAAAAGACGAGCCGTTAGCTATTGAAGGCAAGAAGCCAACCGCTAAAGTAGAAGCGGCTAGCGACGAAGTTGATGAACCCGAAGTACGTAAGCCAGTAACTAAACCAAATGCAGTACCAGCCAAGAAAGCTGGCAAGTTAGCAGAAGTAATTGGCGAGTGGGAAACCGACGACGAGTAATATTTTGGGGGAAAGTGGATGGTTTTATAACCCGATGCTTCACATACATTGCACAAGTACCCCACCTTTAACTAACGAGAATAACAAATGCCGTATTCAGATAAGATAGTCGCAGAAACAGCAAAGGCTCCTAAATCATTAGGAAACCTATTAGGAAGATGGGCGGTCAAACTCGACTTCCCAGTAATAAAAATATCCGACTACACCGGAGCAACACGTCAGTCTATCTATAATTGGTTTGGCGGTTCAGAAGTATCGCCAGCATACCGCAGAAGTGTAGAGAATTTACTGGCCATCCTACAAACAAGTAGTACCGCAGAGGAGGCAATGAGAAAATGCAACAAGAACAAGTAACATCACCGATTAACCCACGCATATTAACCGACCGAGAATTAGTTAACTTTGCTGAGCGCTTTTTATTGCTAGGTACTAGCATGCCCGAAGACTTTCAGCAAGAAATTGTAGATAGATTATACAAACGAGTTAAATAATTTAAGGGGTTACTATGAAGTCGCAGGAATTCCTAGCGACTGTGCTTCCGTCTTCGGGTAAATATTGCGCCTGCGAACTGAGCACAGACAAGAAAGAACATGTCTTTGTCGATGACATTGACAGCCTATATAAAGTCGCCGTTGATTTTAGTCAACGTGGCTTAGATGCGTACTTTGCATTAGCATCATTTGGAGAATCGAGTAGGCTTTCCAAGAACGCTGTTAAGATGCGTGCATTGTTTTTAGATATTGATTGTGGTGTTGGAAAAGACTATGATAGTAAACAGGCGGCTGCGGCGGCATTGGGTACCTTTTTGTCCGAAACTTCGCTAATAGATTTAGGTGAGCCATACGTCAATGATAGCGGCGGCGGACTGCACGTTTACTGGCCTTTAAATGAAGACGCTGACATCTCAGTTTGGAAACCCGTTGCAGAGAATCTTAAACGGCTCTGCAAGCAGAAGGGCTTCAACATAGATTTTGGTGTGACTGGCGATGCGTCTAGGGTGCTACGTGTGCCTGATACAAACAACTATAAGAAAGAAAAGCCACGTCTTGTGCGTATCAAAGTGCAAGGGAAAACCTTTGACATAGAACGCATCAACACCATTCTTAAAGACCTACTAACAGTAACGTACGAAGAAACTTCAGCGCTAACGCTTAACATCCCCGGCTCTCGCCCAAAAGAAACAGGGGCAACCAGTGTCAAACTTCTTGAAAACTCAAGCACTTTCTTCAAAAACATAGACGCAAAAAAGGATGGTTGCCTTCAGCTTGAGCACTACAAAAAGCATGCGGCTGATGATGGTATGGAGCCTTTGTTCTTCAATATAGTTTCATGGGCTAAGAAATGTGATGATGGTTTTGAGTGGGCTAACAAGCTCGGTGCTATGCACCCATATGACGCAGACAGAATTCAAACTAAGTGGAACAGCACTAAAGGCCCAAGCCCTTGCTTAAAGTTAGATGAAGTTAATCCCGGTGTATGCACAGGCTGTCCGCACTTTGGCAAAATAACTAATCCGTTGGTGTGGGGCAGAGAACTAAAGACCGACAATACGGAAAAAGAAATAGTCATGGAACGCATGGCTACAGAAGAAGTTGAGGAAATAACAGCGCCTACTGTAACTAAGCCAGTTCCACCTAGAGGGTATAGCTACGGACAAAACGGCGGTATCTATGTCGATAAAACTGAAGAAGACTCTCAGGGCAACAAGACTCGTAAACAGATTATGCTATTGCCATACGACATGTTTGTGGTAGATATATTGAATCGAAACGGCGACCACATTGTGCATATGGTTGCGTGCCGCCCCGAAGGTGCGATTGATATTCTGCTTCCTCAACGTGCTGTGGTAAGTAAAGATGAAACAGTTAAAGCGCTGGCTAGTCAGAACATCATTGCATCGTTTGGCTCAGGCAACGACAAGAATTTATCAGACTATGTGCGTGCATGTGTTGAACAAGCTAGCGCTAATAAAAAAGCCATCAAGGTTCCAAACAACTGCGGATGGCAAGAGGATAAGACATTTGTATACAACAGCCACATCTACACCCCAACTGGTAAGAAAATATTTGTTCCTACACCCGGCCTTGAAAACATCAATCAGCACACACAGCCCTCAGGTACGCTTGATGGTTGGAAAGACGTTATTAACTTATTTATTAAGCGAGAAATTTGGAACATTCTGACTATGGGTTTAGTTGGGCCTGCATCGTTGCTTATGGAATTCTCAGGCTTTAATGGCATGACATACCACTTGGGTTCTAGCGATTCAGGTACAGGTAAATCGTTGGCGTTATCTATTGCTGAAAGTTTCTTTGGGCAACCCGGCATGTATCGTGTAGGGCAAGCAACATCTGCGGTAGCTTTGCAACAACGTCAGGGCATTTTAGGTAGTTTGCCATTAGTAACCGATGAGATTACCGCTAAGAACCGAGGCGACTTTGAATGGCTTCCCACATTCTTGTTAGACCAATCGCAAGGTAAAGGCAAGGAGCGTATGGAGAGCAACGCTAACAAAGAGCGTCTTAACGTACTTAACTGGAAATCTACCGCCCTACTAACATCTAATACTCACGTGTTTGACTTTTTAGGCGGTATGCGTAAACACGCTTCACAAGCTGAGATGCTTCGTGTTTTGGAAGAATGTCCGACAATTAAACTAGAATGGAACGATGCAGAGTCAATGACTCTTGACCAACTTAAAACTAACTATGGTGTTGTGGGAGATATTCTCATTACCTGGATGGTACAAAATCAGGAGATTGTTAAAGATGTATTTAAGAAGACACATGAGATGCTCAAAAAAGAATTCAGTACAACGAATGATGAACGCTACTGGAGTGCTGGAAATGCTGCTGTTGTTAGTGTTACCATTCTTCTTGGCAGTAAGTATTCCAATGTTATTGATATACCTGTTAAGCCTGTCATTGAAATCCTTCGTGGAATGGTTGATAGAGCGCGTCTCGTAGTGTTTGGCGCTAGGAAATCGGCAGAAGATGTTCTTAACGCTTACACTCGTGAGAACTACGGCAAGTTTATTGTGGTTAAAAACTTTAATGGTGTGCTACAGGCTACGCTGGGAGAAGGTGGTATTGTTGACCAGTCCATTACACGTTCACAAGTCGCAGGACGAGTAGACCGAGGATTAAACCCCGGCTGGATTGATTACTACATTGAAGAACAACTCCTGCGGTCGCATTGCGTATCTATGAGTTTTGGGTATTCCACATTTAAGAAACAGATGGAAGCGCTCAAAGGCTTTAAAGTAAGTTACATAGAAAAGAAAAACATGCTGTCTAAAACCAAAGGCCCAAGCATGCGTGTCAACGTGATGCAGATTAGTCGCCGCATAGACGAAGAAGATGAGCAGGAAGATTAGAGTGCATTACCCTTGGCTAACGACCCCTAGTAGGGGGTCGTTTTTTGTTCCAACATTAAAACTAGAAGAGACTAGAGAAGCAGGATTAAAAGCCGCCGTATACCACCAAGTTCCTGCTCGAGCAGAGTTTGGTGTAGTTCAAGGTAAACTCGGTGTGCTTTTTACTCGCGTGCGCTAAGGAACTCTTTAGACATTTCAATACGAATCTGACGTAGCTCATCTAAACGCTCACGCTTTTCAGCACCGCTAATAGTAACCATAGACCTAATCATTCTTTCTTGCTTAGCCAATTCCCCCATCCGTTTGTTGAACTGTCCAGCAAATCGTGCCATACCAATTAAGTCAGCTTCTTTGTCCAAGAACGCATCGGCTTCTTTCTCTCTATCATTCTCCAACAGATTTTTAAATGTAGCTTGGGCTTTCTCTACATCTGCCATTTGCTCGTAGGCTTTTTCAATCAAACCACTAGCATCCTTAGGCTGGAAGAAAGACCCAATAACAGGAGTTGTACTGCTTAATGCGCCACGACCTTCCGGAGCCTCGCCAGCGCCTACTGGATTGGCCAAAGTCAACATAGCCAACGGCAACGAACCTGTGTATGTGCGAATCAAATACTCCATCTTAACTGGGGAAATGTTTGTAGCTTCTCCAAGTATCTTAAGGAACTCAGGAGTATTGGCATTAGCTCGTAGACCGGGTTCTAATTTCTGTAAACGCGCGCTCTCGATTGGCTTGCCTGTAAAGAACGAGTAATTAGCAGGCATTTCTATAAATGGTTTAGCAATCGTCGGCATTATTGACGGAACAAAAGAATTAAGGGAATACTCGGCAATCTCAGAAGCGGCATCACCAAGTTTCTTGTCTTTAAATGCAGTAGAGTAAAGCATCTCAGGAAGCATCTTAAAGATGCCGCCAATTTCAAACGGGATAGGTACACGTACAGCTTCTTCCATACCCGGCAACTTAACAAACCAATTACCAATTCTTTCTTGCGGTGTAGCATTTTTATAAGTATCGTCATCGTACATCAACGCTGTATACGCCATTGTCATACCGGCCATCATAGCGCCACGTTTGAGCAACTTCTCTTTAATGTTTAGCTTCTCGCTAAACGGCATCTTGCCAGCAAAAGCTTTATAAAGAACATCCATACCTTGAATCTGTGCATTTAAAAAAGGCACCATTTGATTAAGCATATAGAAGCTTGGGGATGTACCACGTTTACTAAAGTTCATAGCTTCAAGGGATGCTAGGGTAGCTTCCATGTCGGACAACCCCTGCTTAATAAAGCTGTTATAAGAAGTAACACGAGATGTAGCATCACCCATCATGGCTAAATGGTCAAGACCAGCCATCGCTTTACTCCAACCGGGTTTGCCGTCTATGATTTGCAACATAGCTTTTTGCATAGAATCGGATGCGCCGCCAATAACTTGGCCACCTAAAATACCACGTTTTTTCAACAACAACTCACCTTCGTTAACTCCACGTAACATAGAGCCTAGCTGCTTCATGTTATCAACAATAGGAATAGAATTAGCGCCAGTAGTAAATGCGTTTGATAGCGAGTCACGTGCAATCTGACGCACCGCATAAGCAGGGTTTCTAGTAATAAAGCTACGTAACATACGGGCAGGAATACCAGCTACTTTAACCAAGTTAGGAATAGAAACCTGTACACCATCCATACCTTTTACAAGTAAGTCTGCGGGAATACCAATACTTTCAGTATCCACCACTGCGTAGTGGTCTTTACCATCCAACATAAAGCGAATAGTAGAAGCGTTAGCAGGGCCGGTGCCTTCATAGATGCCAGAGCCAAATTCTTTTCCATCTCTGCCTTTCTTCTTCTGCAAAAGACCAAGTTCTTTCAAGCTAAATGCTACGTTACGAGTAGCCAAGTTACGCAATGCCATATCTGTAAGCATGCGAGTGTTTTGCAAAGAGCTTGTAAAGACATCAAGAATAGCCATATCACCGCCAACTAACTCATGCAAGTAAGGCTGATCTGTGATGTTACCAATGTTAATTGATTTAGCGCCGCCAATATCTAGCAGTACGGAACCATTAGGCTGAACACGATAAAACGGCACGTAGTCTTTAGCTTCTAACAAAATAGCGGCTGTTTCTTTAGACAGACGCCCGGTCTTAACAGCAAAATCAACTAAGCCTTTATTGTAGTCATTGTAAATTTTAGCGGCTTCTTCAAAAGCGGCTTTGGTTTGTGGGTCAGAGTTAATACGATTTACAACCCTATCCAACATCTGTTGTGTAACCGCTTTGTCAAAGTTCAATGTATCCAAACCAACACGTTGCGCACGCTTAGCTGCTAGGTAAAATGTAAACAATTGGTTAGCAGCATCAGCATCGCCTACATCAGCTTTCTTAAGTGCTTGGGAAACCTTGAGCAAACTAGCTCCATCGTTAGTCTCTAAAATAGTTTCTTTCTTACCATCGGCACGCTTTCTTTCCACTAACTCAATAGGGCCACCCGAAGCAATCTGCGCAGTCCAGTTAAGGTTTTGGTCGTGCATGCGTAGGTAGTACATTAACTGCGTGCCAACCAAAGAATCTTTAAACTTTTCGGATAACTTAGACGCTACTTTTTCTACAGGAGCAAAGCGGTCAATGTATCGTGTACGAAAAGCTAAGCGGTTTTTCTCGGACAATATACCTGTAGGTTTCATAATGTCGCTAGGCACTTTCATACCACTAGCGGCAGCTTTAATTTTATCTGTAGTAGTTTTGTTTTTAGTTACAACTTTAGAAACATCAGCACCTAAGTCAGAAAACTTACTGTTGTATTTAGGCTGGCTACGGAATTGAATATTACCTGTGCTTGTTTTATATGCGCCGGGGGTAATCTCAAAATCTTTACGGGCATCGCTTAATAGCTTGTACACGTCATTAGTATTAATGTCTAGCTTAATACCCATCTTACGCAAACCAGCACGCAACGCTCCAACCAAAGCTTCAATAAAGTCTTTGGCTTTCTGCATATTAGTTTTAGTTGGTTGCATCTCAGCAACGTGCGCAATCATTTCTGATACGGCGGCAATACGTGCATCTTCTTCAGATTTACCGCTAGCTTTAGCGGCATCATATGCCCCCTGTGCGTCATCACCAACACCCAGCTTTTTAGCAAGACCCATAATACCGCCTTCTTGCTTGTCAATCTTAGCGGCTAGGTTATACATTCCGTCTTTGCCAAGAACCCCATCAACGCCCATGTGACCTGTAATTTCGTGCGCTAAAGTCTGTTCTACTTCTTTAACATTAGCGTGGTTAACAGCAACTACAACAATCTTTCCATTGGCTGTTACAAAACCTTTAATAGTGTCTGGATCATACCCTTGCTCACGAATGTACTTCTTCATACCTTCAGGCAAAACAGCCATTACTTTAACGTCAACACCTTTAGGTATTTTGGTATCGTCAACTACTTTCTGAGCGCTTGCTTGGCTTAAGCCTATACGAGAAACAGGCGGTCCTGTGCGAGCTTTAAAGCCGTGTTTGATACCTTCAGAAATTTCTAAATAATCATCAAAACGAACACCTGCTTCCCCCGCATATTCTTTTTCAGTACGTCTTGCATCTTCAATTTGTTTAGCTACTTTTTCGTTGGCTTTGGCTGTAGCAGCTTCTGCAGCGCTTGGGTTTGACCTGTTAACTCTTTCGGGTCTATTGCCAAGAACTTCAGCGGTGCGTACAGCAATTTGTTGTGCTTTTTTAGTTTCTTCCTTAGGTGCATTAAGCTCAGGAGCACGTTCTTTTTGCGCACGTTTAAGGCTAGCTTGTTCTTCAGCGGCAGCTCTTGCTTTGGCTCGACCTTCTTCAATTTTTTGTTCTTTAGTTTTGGCTGGCGTTTCAGTAATAACCCTAGCCACTGTTGGAGCTTCTCTACCAAACTTAGCACGTTCTGTAACTATAGTTTTAAGGCGTGTACTTGGCAGTGCGGCTATACGTTCAGCTGTTTGAATTTCGGCTTTACGTTTTTCAGCCGCTTGACGTTCAGTAGTTTGTTCTAAGTCGCCTTCCATTTGCGCAAAAATTGCTCTAGCTTTATCTGCATAAGATTTGTTTTGTTGTGCCGCTTTAGATGGGGCTTCCATTTTAGCAAGCTTGCGTTCCATACTTTGAAGAATGGCTTTTTCAGTATCTATATTAGCTTTTAAAATTGCGTTGGCTTTTTCATGGAGTTCATCAAT